ACTTTGCTGGGAAGCATCCATAAAGCTCAAGGAAGTTTCCTATATTCACTCTGAGGCATACGCCGCCGGTGAGCTTAAGCACGGTACAATTTCTCTTATCAATGAGGGATATCCGGTTGTAGGCATTGCTACCAGTGATGCTCATTATGAGAAGACAATCAGCAACGTTGAGGAAGTTCGCGCACGCGGCGCCCGTGTTGTTCTGGTCTGCACCGAGGGTACAGCAAATCCGAAGGTTGCAAATGATCTCGTTGAGATTCCGGTAGTTGACGAGTTTATCCGTCCCATTGCAGCAATTCTTCCGCTTCAGATATTTGCATACTACTGCGCAGTTATGCGCGGCTGTGACGTAGATAAGCCGAAGAACCTTGCAAAGTCGGTAACCGTAGAATAATTAAGGTATAATAAAAAGGCTTCTGCAGATTTTGCAGAAGCCTTTTGCATACACTGGAGGTGTTGAGGGAAGAGGGGCGTGATTTGTTACAGCACATTTTACTTGATTTTGACATGGCATCATGATATTATATTAGCACAACACGGCACAGGAAATTTGTATCCGGCTGTTAAATATGCGGGCGTAGTTTAGTGGCAGAACTCCAGCTTCCCAAGCTGGCCGTGGGGGTTCGATTCCCCTCGCCCGCTCCAATGAAAAGAGTCCTATATTTCGCATTGCTGTGCGATTTATAGGACTTTAGCTTTTGCGCTATTTTCTCAAATGATGGCTATTTGATGGCTAAGGGTCATTTTTCTTTTTTCTCACAGTCCAAAATCACATAAATCATGTATACAGTTGTGTAATCACCATCCTGCAGCATCTCATTGATTCTCTCAATCATTTCATCTCGCGGAAGCGGTTCCGGTGCTTCGTTTTTTACTTTTACTTTTACTTCTGACATTTGTAAATACTCCTTTCGGTTTCAGGCTGTTTTGTTGTCCTATTCCCCTCGCACAAAGCAGTAAGCAAGTTTGAGCGTGTTCAGCGGCAACCTACACAATAAAAGTGCTGACAGGCTGACAAGTGAAGCACGTTCAACGTCTTGCGGATTTTCTTCCAGTATGCAGGAAAGAAGCCTGTGCACCTGTACCATATCCATTGTTTCGTTGTCCAGTATGAGCTTGATGCATTCGTTCTTTGCGTCCTGCTGTTTGCGTTCGTATTTGGTCATTGTTATTACCTCCGTTATTATGGTTTGTTTTTCGCTATGTCGGCTTTTCTGCGGTCGAGCGGTATTGTTTTGCCGCTGCGCATTAAACGGCAAATAGGGGCATTTCCGGCGATTGTGGGCGGTGCTGTGCTTATGCCACAGTAAAGCTGCTGCTTTCGGTGTTGCCTTTGCTGGGTATGGATATATATTACACTGAAATCTTGTGTAATACAAGAGTTAGATTACACAAATATATAGTGTAGTTTTTGTGTATAATTACACTTGTTTCTTGTGTAACAAACAACTATAATGTATTGCAGGAGGTGAAATTATGCCAGTGAAATATAAAATTGACGTTTTGTCAGCACTCAAAGAAAAAGGCTACAACACAAACCGATTACGCAAAGAAAAAATACTCGGGGAGAGTACAATACAGCAGCTCCGAGAGGGTAAATTGGTGAGTTGGGCGAACATTGACAGAATATGCACACTGTTAGAGTGTCAACCCGGAGATATATTAGAACATAACAACGAATAACCCGAATAAAGCAAGCCGCCCACGTTGCAGATCAGCAGCATGGGCGGTGTTTTTTTATGTTATTTATTGGCTTTAGCTGCCGCCGCCTGCGGTCTCCTTAACCTTTTCAATCCATTGCTTGCCGTCTCTGCGCTTTGCTTCATCAAACCACTCAGGTGTAGTTTTTGGATTGCTATAAGTGAGCGATCGACCGGTAACTATTTTCTTGGCTCCCGGACGCGCCCACGGCGAATTTGTAACCGGGTCAACCATTACTTTGCCCATATATTGAAAGCGTCCGTAGGGACCGGCAGCAGCGCAAACCTTTCCTGTTCCTGCCAAAGAGTCGTTTATAGCCTGTGTGCGCTGTATCAATAAACCTGTATTTAATGGCAAAAGAGGCTTCATACTTGTCCAAACAGCTTCATCAAGCTCCGTTTGTGCGTCTTGAAATTGCTTGTTGAAGCGGTCAAGGTTTAATGTAATCTCGACCCCGTTTTTTACAATAGAATAATTTTTGAAATGGCGTATTTTACTTTTACTCATATCTAAACTCATTTCTTTCATTCTTCGTTGATAGCATTTCCAAACGTATCAACGCCGTTTATTTTTAACCCCGGAGTTTTCACTTAGTACGCCCCCCTTTTCGTCAATACTTGCCTTTTTCCAAGCTGTCTGTCAGCTTCAGTTAAAATGCCGCCAACGGTTTTACGCGAATCGAGAACCACCTGCATTTCTTCTATTCTGTCGCCGAGAGCCTTAACTTCGTTAATTAGCGCAGCAAAGGAATCCGCGGTATAATTTGAACTTTCGTCTCTCTCTATGGTTACGGTTCTTTTCGCGTCAGAAAGCCGCGCCATTGGTGGAATAATGACACCGGTCGCAACCTGAGGAATTCTCGGCTTGAGGTTTCCGACAATATCAAGAGCATTGCTCATGTGCTTCATTTCTTCTGGCATCTGAAGAGTAAAGCCGACGCCCACACCCTCAGCCATGAATTTACCTATCTCGTCTCGCATGAGCTTTGACGGAGAAGCAATGCCCAGCACACCTTTGAGCCAACTCATGACATCGCCGACCCATCCGGTGAGCTTATCCTTCAACCATTGGAAGGAATTTGAAATGCCCGACCATATGCCCTTTACGATATTTTCGCCAACTGAAAGCATATTTTCTTTTACAGACTCCCTGATTTCTAATATGGCTGTTATTATGCTTTTTAGTGCTTGAAGCGCAGCCTCAAGAATAAGAGGAGCTGCATTGCTCAGCGCATTGTAAATTGTTTCGATGATAAACGGCAAAGCGTTAACCAGCTCTACGATAATTACCGGGATCGCATCTATCAGAGCCAGCAGCAAAGCAATTCCAGCCGCCAAGATAGCATCAAAATTCCCGGGAGCCATCAGCGTCGAAACGACTGTGGTCACAATCTTGGGAATTTCAGCCGCCAAAATCGGCAACGCCTGCGTTACACCATTGAGCAGTGTTACGATTATCGAAATACCTGAGTTTATCAGTAGTGGGAGCGATTCTGAAATAAAACTTATCAGCATCGGTATCAGCTGCTGTACCAGTGTTGAAATCAAACTCGGCAGCGCCACGAGCAACCCATTAATGAGCGTCATTGCCGCACTCAAAAGAGGCGGCAGTAAAGTGCTAACCAAGCCGGGCAGTTCTGCGGCAATTATTGGCGCTATGTTTTGAAGTAAAGAGCCGGCACCGGTTAAAACTGTCTGAATAACCGGCACTATATTACGGCTGACCGCGAGTATGGAATCGACCATATTTTGAGTGAGAGCTGTAATATCTGCTGAACCATCGCCCAATCCGGTTATAAGATTCTTCCAAGCTGCTGACATCATGCCCAGCGAACCGGAAAGCGTTTTCTCTGCTTCTTCTGCAGTATTTCCGGTCAGACCAAGAGCATCAACACCCCGTTCAAGCATGGCTGTAACAGCCTGCTGATATTCGGCAACGGGAACGTCTGTTAATTTTTCATATTTCTTGCTCAACAGTCCAGCGGCTTGAGCCTGCTTGAGGAAGTCTGCGGAGGTCTGCGGAAGAAGTGCGGAGAACTGATCAACAACGCCCTGATATGACGAAGTACTTTTTGTTATAAGCTTATATTTTTCTGTAAGCTCCTCAATATTGCCGCCCGTACCCGTTGCATAATCAGAAATAGCCTGCAAGCCTTTTTTTGCCGTATCATAACCTTTTTTGTCGCCCATCGTTGCCGCGAAAGTAGCACCGACGTTGTTTATTGCGGCAAGATATTCATTAGCCGACATACCGAGGTCTCGGTACGCATTGGCTGCATCTTCGAAAATCGCCGATGTGTCCATCTGGTCGAATATTTTATTGACGCCGCCGGCAAGCTGCTCATATTCCGCAAAAGAATTAACCGCTTGTTTTGTAATTGCAACTATGGCTTCAACAGAAACTTTTAAGGCCTCTGCTCCTATTTGAGCCGCAACACTTATACCCTTTGCCAAGGCCTGCGACATTTTACTGCCTAAACTAACAGAGTTTGCTGCAGTCTTTTGCAATTTACTTTGCAATTTGCCTAAATCGCCGTCAACTTCGCTGTTGTCTATTCGGGTATCAATAATTATAGTTCCATCAGCACGTGCCATGTACTCAACTCCTTTCAAACAAAGCAAAAAAAGAGCCGCCAACCATGGAGGTTTAACGGCTCTGTATCTGTGTGTCTGGCTCTATGCGAATATTAACTTTACTTTGCTAAAAATGTTCTGATAACAATTTCTTTCATTTCCTCAAGGTCTTTTACCATCCGCTCCTTTGCCTTAAGTATCTGCGCCGGGGTGATTGTACTCGGGGTGGTAAAATTCTCGGTGTCAATAACAATAGTCTTCTTTTTCATGTGAATAACCTCCAAATTTAAGAGTTTTTATTTGTGTATTTCGCCGTAACAGCGTTGATTTTTGCACGCTTTGCATCTATGCGGCTGTTTACCTCTGCTGAAATAAAATCACTCAAGCCTGCAAGAACCTGCTCATAATAGGCGGAGCCGTCCGCACTCATATAAAGCGCATTTTTCTTGCCGAAAATATCCGCCGCTGCATCATAACCAAGCAGGAAATTAAACTGCTCTCTGATTGTTTTCTCATACGCCTCTATCTCTGCGATTTTCTCTGTCGGTGTGCCTTTTTCCGGGTTTAGCTTTTCTGTGTGTGCATTGATTGCTTCACTGACCTGTGCAAAGCGGTTTGCTATGTGCAGAATATCGCCCGGGTCAAGAACAAGTCGCCCGAGCTCCAGTCCGTCTTCATCCACGAGATTGATTGTCTTTTTGCTGCCTGATGCAATTTTAATAACGTTTTCCATGCTCAAAACTCTCCTTTTTTATTCTTCGTCAATAGTATCAAAGAGCCTGCTGCCGAAACCCTGCTCTTTTCTTGCCATAGATAAAAGGCTCTGTGCCTCTTCACGGGTACACTTGAGGAATTTAATATAATACTCTTCCCACGGATATTTACCAGCCATAGCAAGCGCATAGTGATGCTGTCTGTCAGCCTCAAAACTGTATGTAATGCTGCCGAATTTAATCATATCATCTTCGTTGTATGTACCAACGGGGGCAAAATAATACAAATCAGCAAACGCATTAAGAGCATATACAAGTCCTTTTATAGCATCCTCGAGCTTATCACGAACATCTTTTACAAACTGTATTGTCCGCTGCTGGTCTGCCTCTATTTCCGTTGCGGTAGTCAAGCCGGTTTTTTCGTTAAATACAAAGTACCCATTAGAAAAACCGCACTTGTAGCCTATCTGATTGATAAGGGCATTAATTCCGACAAGACGTGTGCTTGTATTGAGCTGCGGATTAATCTCCTGATAGAATGTGCTTACTCCATCGCCGTTGACATTCCTAACCATATCGGGCAGGCCTGCGGCTTCAACTCTGTGTGCTGCGTGTGCAGCCGAAACGGGTGCAGTATCAAAGCCGGGTATAAGTGCATCGTCAAGCAATACAGTGCGCTTGCTGTCAATAATTTCTTTTATATTGCGGCTGTATGCTATATCGAGGTCGTGCAGTTCTTGTATAGCATCGGCGAAAACTGACACGCCAAGGGGCGAATTAAGGTCTATATGATTTGCACCGGGCATTCGAAGCACGCCAAACAATGGGCGGTCAATATTGACTATTTCGACATCGGGCAAAAGTTCTGCCCACGGGGTCAAAGATATGTCAATCGGTCTTGAGTCGTCATTTGGACTATAACCTATAAAACAGCGGTTTGATACTGCATAATCACCATTTTCCAAAAATCGGTGATATTCGAGCCTTGTATAATATCGCTTTTCATCATCCGACACGGCTCTGTTATAGAACACAACGCCCCGAATTTTGCCGTTTTCCGTCTTTGTAACAATAAACTGATCGGGTGTAACTGCGTCTATATCTGTGCCGTTGGGTTTAAGTATAATTGTGCCTACTGCTGCGGCGTATTCTGTCCAGTGTCGAATCTGAAAATAAATGCGATCAATCTGTTTTTGCAGCCATTCAGCACGATTGCTGCCCGTTATCTTGATAGAGAGTGCAAGAGTAGCAAGGC